CGCCAGGCTACAACCGTGGCGTCATCGTGAGCCCGGGAGCGGCATCAGCCACCGCAACGGTTACCGGCGCCACGCAGACCGTCTGCCTGACCAACCTCGGCGCCAATGTCTGCTATATCCGCTTCGGCGAAACCGCTCCGGTGGTCGCAACCACGGCAGATTACCCGGTGCCTGGAGGCGCGCAGGTAACCATCACCAAGCCCGGAGATTACGGTCTAATGGCGTACATCTCCGCAGCCGGCACGTCCCTGCACGTCATGCCAGGCGAGGGGTTCTGAGATGTACCCGCTGACCCGGCTGCGCTTCCGTATTCGCTTCTGGAATATCGGAGGCGGGCCGATTGTCGGGGCGCTGCTGCAGGAGGATGGTTTCTTCCTGCTGCAAGAGGATGGCGCGTATATCTTGCTTGACTAGGGCATCATGGGCGCCAAAGACTCAAGACTGGATCGCGCTGGCGTCGAGGGCTACAACAAGCCCAAGCGCACGCCATCGCATCCGACCAAAAGCCACGTTGTAGTGGCCAAGGCCGGCGATCAGGTAAAGACCATTCGCTTCGGTCAGCAAGGCGTCTCTGGGTCTCCGAAGATGGAAGGCGAGTCGAAAGCATCCCAGGCTCGCCGAGAGTCATTCAAGGCCAGACATGCCGAGAACATTGCCAAGGGTAAGATGAGCGCAGCGTATTGGAGTGACCGCGTTAAGTGGACGTAAGCCATGCAAATTCCAATCCTCAACGGAATTTACACTGACGGCACGCCGGAGATTCGCACCAGCTACCCCGTCAATTTGGTGCCCGTGCCAAAGGTCAGCGGCATCAGCAACGGCTTCCTGCGCCCAGGTGACGGCATTGTCGCCAATGGGACAGGCCCAGGCGTTGACCGTGGCGGCATCGAGTGGAACAACGTCTGTTATCGGGTCATGGGATCGAAACTTGTTTCGGTGTCAAGTGCTGGAGCGGTAACCGTGCTTGGCGATGTTGGCGGCCCAATCACCAACTTGGTCACCTTTGACTACAGCTTCACCAGCTTGGCCGTTGCATCCGGTGGGCGTCTCTATTACTGGAACAGCACCGCAGGGTTGCAGCAAGTCACAGACCCCGATCTTAGCTTCGTGATTGACTTTTGCTGGATCGATGGGTACTTCATGACCACGGACGGCCAGTATCTGATCGTCACAGAGCTAAACGATCCATTTGCCGTCAACCCGCTGAAGTACGGGTCAAGCGAGGCGGACCCCGATCCGATAGTTGCGCTGCTCAAACTTCGCAACGAGGTTTACGCACTCAATCGGCACACCATTGAGGTCTTCAACAACATAGGAACCGATCTTTTCCCGTTCGCAAGGATCGAAGGCGCTCAGATTCAAAAGGGGTGCATCGGCACCCAGGCCTGCTGCGTTTTTGTTGATGCGATGGCCTTCCTTGGCGGCGGTCGGAACGAAGCGCCTGGCATCTATCTTGGCGTCTCCGCAACAACGACAAAGGTCAGCACCCAAGAGATCGACAACATTCTTCAGCGGTACACCGAAGCTCAATTGAGCGAGGTAAAGCTGGAGTCCAGAAACGACAAGGCGCACGAGCACTTGTATGTTCATCTTCCAGACCAGACGCTGGTCTACGATGCATCCGCCTCGCGAGAACTGCAGGAACAGGTCTGGTTTGTTCTGGTCAGCACCACCACCGGCATCGCGCAGTACAGGGCCAGGAATATCGTCTGGTGCTACAACAGGTGGCTGGTCGGCGATCCGCAGTCCAGCGCCATCGGGTATTTGGCGCAAAGCACCGGCCATCATTGGGACCGGCAGGTGCGCTGGGAATTCGGCACGCTCATTGTTTACAACGAGAGCAACGGCGCCATCTTCAATAAGCTAGAACTGGTGGCATTGACTGGAAGCGTTGCCCTGTCCGCTCAAATTGTTGGCGGCCTGCTGAAGGAAGACGGGTTCTTTTTGCTGCAAGAGAATGGCCAGTACATCCTGCTTGAGCTCGCCGTTTCAAATTTAGCAGCACTCGGCAACCCGCAGATCAGCACCAGCTATTCGCTGGACGGCAGATCATGGAGCCAGGACAAGTTCATCTCAGTCGGCACCACAGGCGACACCAAAAAGCGCCTAGCGTGGTTTCAGCAGGGCCATATGCGTAACTGGCGCATCCAGCGGTTCCGGGGCGACAGTAGCGCCCACGTGTCGTTTGCCAGGCTTGAGGCACAGCTAGAAGCACTGGCGTTCTAAGCATGGCAACCACCGCGCCGAACTCCCGGAAGCTCAATCTGACGCGGGATCAGCTCGCGCAGTTTTTGACCGACCAGCAGCAGATCAGGCAGTTCGAACTGCTGTTTTCTGTTGCCGATACAGCGCAGTACATCCCCGACGAAGTAAACGAGGCCAAGTTGGAGGCAGGCAGCGCCCAGGCCACCGCCAACGACGCACTGGCGCAACTTACGCGCATTGCCAATGCGGTCGAGTTGCTGGCCGCCGCTCCAGTCATCGAGAACAACAACTCTGTTGTTACCGATTACATCGACTTCGATCAATCTGCGCCGCACGTTTCCCGCATGGCGCGGCTGGCTTGGAATGATGTAGATCAAACCGCTGACCTCGGCATGGAATATGACGTGGTGCAGCAGATCGGACTAGAGACCTACGCCCGGGTTGCCAACTTCACCGGCACCACCATTCCAAACGGCACCGTGGTGGGCTTTACAGGGGCCGTGCCCGATAGCGCGCTGTCCATTGCTCCATACCTAGCCAACGGCGCAACAAACACGCTGTACGTAGTTGGCGTGATGACGCACGACCTGCCGGACACGGGCGAAAAAGGTTACTGCACTGTTTGGGGTTTTGTGCGCAATCTGGACACCAGTGCGTTTACGTTGGGCAACATTTTGTACGCCTCGCCAACTGTGGCGGGTGGGCTGACCAACGTCAAGCCAACAGCGCCCAACAACGTGGTGCCTATTGCAGCCGTTCTGCAAGTCGGAGCAACTGACGGAGTCATCTTTGTTCGGCCCACTATTGAGCAGCAGATTTATTACGGCGAGTTCACCAAGCTCAACAGCCAAAGCCCTGCCGTAATCAACACCGCCTATCCGTTGCTGTTCACCAATACAGAAATTGCCAATGGTGTCAGTATTGGGGGAACAACTTCGCAAATCATTATCGCCCAGGCCGGCCTGTACAACATCGCTTGTTCTGTGCAAATAACTTCCAATAATGCCGCTCAAAAGTCCATATGGGTTTGGTTGCGCAAAAATGGAACTACTAACTTTACAAACTCGGCCCGCGTTGCTTCAATTACTTTGAATGGTGGCTATCTGGTCGTGACACTTAATGAAGTTGAGTCACTTCTTGCTGGTGATTTTATTGAAGTGATGTACGCAGCCGACAATACCAACGTCAGCATTGCAACCGTTGCGGCCACCGCCTTTGCCCCAGCAGCGCCAGCCGTCATCCTTGCCGTCACTCAAACCGAGCAATAAAAGCCATCATGACCGTAACCGTCAAAGTCCTAATCCCAGCAAAGCAGGCCGAGAACAGCCAGACTGCGCAGTACACCGCCATCAACTGCAAGGCGATCATTGACAAATTCACCGCCACCAACACCACGGCGGGCAACGTGACGATCGGCGTCAACTTGGTGGCCAGCGGCGGCAGCGCAGGAGCGGCCAACTTGATCGTGGACACTCGCAGCATTGCGCCAGACGAAACCTACACGTTCCCGGAGCTGGTCGGCCAGGCGCTGGAGGCCGGCGGCTTCATCTCTACCATTGCCAGCGCAGCCACATCGCTGACCATCCGCGCATCAGGCCGCGAAATTACATCCTAAAGGAGCCCTACAGCATGAAAGAATTTATGGTCATCCCCCAGGGTTTCTCCGGCCTTCCAATGGGCGAGGAATTCATCACCACGGCAGAGAACAAGAAGAACACCGAGACCGTCATTGAGGACTGGATGCTTGGGCCTGAGAACCCAAGCAACGAGCCGGCGGCCAACAAAGTCTTCTGGGTTGCTGTAGGTAAGGCCATGCAGGTTGACGAGAAGGAGGCCCGCCGCCGCCGGTGCTCGAACTGCGAGTACTACGACAACAGCACCATGACGCAGGCTAAAATGGAGCGCATCCCGCGCAACGACTGGGACACCGAGGCCGGATTTCGAGGCTACTGCGACAAGTTCGAATTCATTTGCCACGACTTGCGCGTCTGCCAGGCCTGGGAAGAGCGTGAATTTGAGATGGAAGATTGACGTTGTGACCAACCTCGAATGGCTCATAGAAAACCTGCGCAAGGTTTTTCTCTTGCCAGAACCGGCCATTGAGTGGTTGGTGATGGTCTATGAAGCCATTCAGGTCTTCGACGACGTTGCAGATGGCGATGAAGTCAAGCGCAAAGACCTGAACGCTACCATCTGGAACGTTTTCGTAGGTATGCCGCAGAACCAATTCTTTGCCGCCAACTCGCATCACTTGGTGCCAATGCTTGCGGTCTCGGTCCTGAAGTGGCAGGCATCAGACAGCGCCGAGCGCAGCGGGAATGCAGATGCAAAATCCTTCATCTGGCGAGCCGGGTACTATGATCTGATCCTGATGGCTGTTACGCTATCGCATGGCTCGGGCTTCGCAACCAAAAACGCACATCTTGTCATGAACCTGTACGGCGAGAAATTTGAAGATTACATGAAGGAGTTCGGCAATGCCTGATCCAGTAACCGGAATGATTGTGGCGGGGAGCCAGCTGATCGGTAGCTCGATGCAGGCTAGCGCAGCCGGTGACGCAGCATCCGCTCAAGGCGCGGCATCCCAGGCCGGCATTGAAGAGCAGCGCCGCCAGTTTGACGAGATGCGCAAACTCCTGCAGCCGTACACCGAGGCGGGCTTGCCGGCACTGGAGCAACAGCAGACATTGCTAGGCCTAAAAGGGCCGGAGGCAGAACAGGCCGCTATTGCCAGACTCACCGGTGGCGAAACGTTCAAGGCACTGGCGCAGCAAGGCGAGGAGGCCCTACTACAGCAAGCATCGGCCACTGGCGGGCTGCGCGGCGGAAACATTCAGGCCGCCCTTGGCCAATTCAGGCCGCAACTCTTGTCCAGCCTAATCGAACAACAGTACGGGCGACTTGGCGGCATGACAAGCCTTGGCCAGGCATCAGCTGCTGGTGTTGGATCGGCCGGTATGCAAACAGGCACCAACATCGCCAACCTGCTTGGCCAGCAAGGCGCCGCAGAAGCTGGCGGCATCCTTGGCGAGGCCAAGGCTTACGGGCAACTGTTCAACTTGCCAGGCCAGATCGTTGGCGCTCAAATCGGCGCTGGCAAAAAGCCAGGCTTCGGATTCTAAAGGATAGAAAATGGCAGGCATCAATCCATTCCAAGCGCCAATGAATTACGCAATAGATGTGCAAAGCCCATTTGAGGCGGCACTGGGCGGGTTCAAACTTGGCGCTGCCGGGGCAGAGGTGCAGGCGCAAACGCAAGCACGAGAAAAAGCACAGACTTATCAAACCGGCATTGATGCTTTTTTCAAGAAACCAGCTGCAGAACGTACTTATTCTGACATTGAACCTCTTCTAGTTGGGGCCAATAAGCAGCAATTTGACGCATTGCAGGCTGTTGCTAAAAACATGAATGATGAACAGTTGAGTTCATCTAAGCGTCTTTATGGTCAATTGCTTGTTTCCCTGGAGCAAAATCCAGAGACTGCAAAAACAATTTTGCAAAATCGCATAGACGCAGAGACAAACCCGCAGCAAAAACTTGCATGGCAAGATATGTTAAAAACAATAGACATATCGCCTAAAATAGCTGCTGATAATGTTGAGTTACTTGGCACTGCAGCTTTTGGAAAAGATTGGTATGAGGGCATTACAAAAGTAAGGGAAGAGCGCAGGACTGCGGCATTAGCGCCATCTAAAGCGATTGAGGCCAAGGCAAAGGCTGAACAAGCCGTAGCAGATGCAGTCACGGCTCAGGCTACTGCTGGCAACGCAGCAGAAAAGGCAACAGCTGACGCGGCCAAAGCAATGGCGGACGCACAAAAAGCAGCGGTCGATGCTAAGTTTGCAGAGCAGGGCGCACTCGCAGACCTTAAAAAGAAAGCCGCTGACCTTGGCCTGACAAAAGCTCAAACCGGATCGGCACTGGCTCAGACCAATAAATTAAGCAGAGAAACACAAATGATTGCGCTTGAGTTGGAAGCACTCAAAGCCGGCACTCCCGACCCGGCCAAAGCATTTGAGCAAGAGGAAAAGTTGCGCAAGGAATTCCAAGTTAGAAACAAGGTTTACGGTGAACTTGGCACTACTTATTCAAACATTGAATCATCTTCCAAAGCAAAATCAGGCCCAGGCGACATTGCGCTAATCACCGGCTTTATGAAAATGCTTGACCCGGGCTCAGTTGTGCGTGAGACTGAATTTGCAACGGCTCGCGATACCGCCGGCTTGTACACAAGACTTGAAAACAGCTTGAAGAAGGCGGAAAGCGGCCAGTTCCTGCAACCAAAACAACGAGAAGAATTTGTCAACCTTGCCAAGCAATACCTAGACTCAGCGCAGAAGAAGTCAGGCGAAGACAGGAAAGCACTCGGCGTGGTGGTCAAGAACTACAAGCTCAACCCTGATAACGTGTTTGGCCCCGAGACAACGGCAACTAATGATCCAAACATCGTGATAGTTGGCGGCCGGAATTACACACGACCCGCAAATTTCACTGGTGCGCAGTGGACCGAGTACAAAAAATCAGTGGGGGCGCAATGAGTCCAGAGGAATGGCTGGCATCTCAGACTAAGCAGGCTGCGCCAGCGGCTTCTGCGCCTGTCCCCACGGCGCCTGCAGCGGCCCCAATGTCGCCAGAGCAGTGGGCGGCATCACAGCCGAAGATGGGGTTCTTTGAGGGCTTGGTTGAATCAGTTACAGGCACTGCTAGAGCAACTCCTGAGACCCAGGCCCTGCCCGAGTGGACGAGCATGCCAGAACTAAACCAAATGAGCGTAGCATCGTTCAAGACGGCGCTTGGCTCACTTCTAAGCAACCCCAAGGAGACGGTGCAGATTCTGCAGGCCAATTTCCCAGGCGTTCAGGTGCGCCAGGACGCCAAGGGAAATTACCTGCTGCGCTCTTCGGTTGACCAAAAAGAGTACGCCATCCCGCCAGGCTTCAGCATGGGAGACATTCCACGCGCAGTCGGTGGGCTGGCGGCATTCACTCCTGCGGGCCGAGCGG